GATTTATGGCAGTATAACAATGACAACGATCTTCATGGAAGTGTAAATTTAGGCCTAACTCCAAGATTTATTTTACAGATTAGTAAAAAGAAAATACCATGGTAAACAAACTTACAGAAATTCTAAACAACACTTGCTCTAATTGGGAGCAATGGATAAATTCTTTTGATAATTTTGTTGGCCATAAACCTAGAGATTCAAACAATAAAATTTCAATGTATAAAGATTATCCAGACTATTGTATTTGGGAACAAGATGATGAAAACATTTATACAATAAGTTACAAATATGTCAATCATATCAATTTATATGGCGATATGCATTGTCTGCAACAGTATAGTTTAGATAAGATGAACGCATTAATTAACTATCAAAAAATTTATAATGTTTGTGATAGTAATGTATTACCAGCGTTAAATAAATTTGAAATAAAAGATCATTACATATTCACACATTTTAAAAGTTCATACAACAATGTAGGGTTTCCTGCTCCTTACAATTTGTTTAAGATAATGATGTACAGTGATAATGTTATTGATGACTTTAATTTTTATATTACTACAATAGTTGATAACTATTTTTCTTTATGGAAAACTTGTAAAGAATTAAATTTGCCGTTTTATAAACCAAGTCATTTACTTATAAATCATTTCTGCGATGATAACGTTTGGTACTTTAAAGATTCTACATTTTTTCATACAGAAAATATAAGTGTTGAAGAAATTGCAAATTCATGGTTTTATACTATAGACGGATTTAAAAGAGCGCAAGGAATAATTGATGCTTACAGCAACAGGCCTGATAGTGATTTAGAGATAAGAAATAAAATTTTTGAAGAAATTAATGTTTTAAAAAGTTATGCGAGGAATAAATGTCTAAGTTTGCAGAATGTAAATCAATTATAAATCATTATAAAAATGATGTTCCAATAATTTCTCTAGAAACTAATTTATATGTTTTTGCTGAAGCACAGTCTAGCGGTTCTGAAAAACATTATGATTATACTACATGGGTCTGGAATGATAAAGTTATAAAAATTAAAGAGGTTGGAATTCATCCTGAATTAGAGGATGGACAGCAATAGCACATTCAACACCATTTAGATTAACTTTAAAATATCTTACTTTCGTTTGATCAATACAATCTTCTGGAATCTCTTGCAAATTTAAATCTAATTTATTTTCTACAACTACACCCTGATAAGCAGTTAGAACCCCATCACTTGAAATTTTAATCCTGACTTCAGGTTTACTAAACGGAGTGGTCCTGGTAACCCAATTCATACTTACTGGAAAATACCCTGGGGCAGGATCTTTATCTAAAATAGCTGTTTGTGCCATTCCCCATTCCCAAGAATCTTCCTCACAGGATTTGCCCATCCAATCAAATGCATAAACAAAATCTCCATTTTTACAAGGTAACGGATTTTCTTGTGTGCCTCTAAATCTATTGTAGGATGTCCAACCTGCTTTGTAGGCATTGTTGTCATAAGAATTAAATGTTAAGGCAGGCTGTTTAAAATTTCCTTGCTGATTAATTTTTATTCCTGTTGAAGTAGTGTTAATAGTCAACGGAACTTCATAATCAAAATTTGTTCCGCCAGCATGCCACCAGTCTTTAGTAGTGTCTCTTTCAGCTACAGAATTTTTATTAAAATTTATAATAATTTTAGGTGCAGATAAAACGCCGTTAGGATCAATAGTTACATAGTTTCCATCATATATAGATTTTATTGATCCTAACATTAACGTGGAGTCTATCTGTTCCTTTCCAGGAAAAATATTTTCATCGTTAACTACGGCACTAATAAATGAACTATTTACAAAAGCTTCACCTGTTGCTCCTGTATATGCAGTAAATTTTAATACACCAATCTGATCTCCATTTTGAATTATTTGAGGATTGTCAAAATCACCACGGCAAGATGCAATTTTAATAGAAGGTTGTGATTTTTTAAAACCTGTGGTAGGACCTTGCACCGTCAAAGGAGAACCATGACCATTATATTTTATAATAATTTCTTCTAGATTCATATATTTCCGTAAATTACGATTGACCTTGCAAACTGGTGTTTTCCTTTTACTACTTCTATTTTTAAATTAGTATCTTTAATTTGCTCTTCAATTTCTTCTAAACTAAAAGATGCTAGTAATGAATTATAATAATCTTGCTGAAATAATTTTGATTCGTTGGATGCATAATATTCAACTATAGATTTTGCCTGATCAGTATTTTCTGGTCGTAAGAAATCAAAAATAAAACACATATTACTAATGTTTTTAACACAGTTCCAAAAAGTTTTAGTATCATGAATATGATGTAGAGTATTTGTAGATATTACACAGTCTGCTTTGTCTTCAACATCAGAAAAATTTTTATGACGAACACATACACCGCTACTGTGATATTCAATTAAATCTTGTGCTATTTTTACCATTTGCTCACTTCCGTCAAATCCCAAAATATTGAGCTTTGGGTATTTGCTTTCTAAAGCAATAAGGTACTCTGCTGTACCTGATCCTAAATCAATAATTTTACCAGAGTTAATATTCACATATTTTTCGTATAGTTCAAGAAACCCTGTTATACCATAACTCTTATCACCATTTAAAAATGCTTTTACATTTTCAGGATTTATCATTAATTCAGATTCGTTTAATCTCTGCATGAAAGATTGGCTCCGATAATAATTCTGTCTTCGCTATTTAGATTAGGTCTAGTTTTATGATTCACCCACCCTGGAAAAATAATTAAATCTCCAGATTTGGTGTCAACTTCGTGTTCAAATAAATTATGGTATTGATCTCTATCTATATGATAAGGCTGGAATTTAAGTATTGTTGTTAATGGATTTTCAAAAACTAAATTTGCATTTTTTGGTTGCTTACTAATGTAGAACGTTGCAGTCATGTCAATAGGTGCATGATTATGTACATCAATAAAAGATCCTTCTTTGTAAACATTAAACCACATTTCGCAAACTTTAGGAACATAAGCATCACTAAAATTTAATTTTTTATGATATATTTTTGCATGAGTTTCGATAAAATCTACAACTTTTTTAAATTCTTGTAATTTGTGTAAATCTCTTTTGGACACATACGAGCACACGCCCTGTCCCCTCATTGATCCTTGATTATTTTCCAAGGAGTGATTATAATTGGAGTTTATCATAGGCAGAAGTACATCTTTTATGTCTTCTAAATTTTCATGATATTCTGTTTTATAAATGCTTAATGGAAATAAATCAATAGTCATAAACGTTGGTTTTCTTTTAGATAAGTATTTATTGACAAAAAAACTACCAAAAAAATAAATGAATCATGCCTTAATTTTTTCTATTCACAATGCCATTCCCCATAGACCCATGGGGCCGCATAGAATAGCCAGTTATCTACGAGAGCAAGATTGGGACGTTGAGGTCATCGACTTCGCTCTAAAATGGAGTTTAGATCAACTCAAAGAACTAGCCAAATCTAGAATTACTAGCGAAACTAAATTTCTAGGTTTAAGTTGTTGGTTTGGTCATTGGGATGATGTTGCTACTCAATTTTGCGATTGGATTAAACAGCAATGGCCTAATGTAAAACTCATATATGGCAGTATGACCTATCCATCATTTCAATGTAAAAGTATAGACTATTACGTTATTGGGTACGGTGAAAAGGCTATGTTAGAACTAGCTAGATCTTTTACTGGTAACGGAAACAAAATAGCTTTCGATCCAAGGTGGTTTGGTGATAAAAAATTAATTGTTGCTAACGAAACTTATCCAGCTTTTCCTATGCCATCTTTATTGGTAAAATATGAAGATAGGGACTACATAGAGTCCTGGGAGTGGCTCACAACAGAATTATCTCGAGGTTGTAAATTTAGTTGCGCTTTTTGCAATTTTCCTATTCTAGGAGTAAAAGAAGATCACAGTAGATCGGACCAAGACTTTGATTATCAAATTAGAGATGCCTACGAAAGATTTGGAGTAAGCAATTACTATGTTGCAGATGAAACAATTAATCAAGATAAAGAAATGTTAAGAAGGTATGCAAATGTATCTGATAAATTTAATTTTAATGTAAGAATGCACGGGTTTATACGAGCAGATCTTTTAGTAAACAATGAAGATACTTGGGACTTACTTTTAAAAATTGGAGTTAAAGGACATCATTACGGTATTGAAACATTTAATAAAAAATCGGGAGCAGTTATTGGAAAGGGCATGAATCCAGCTAAACTACAAGAAGGCCTTCTTAAAGTTAAAAAATATTTTAGTGATAGAGATGTCTATAGAGGACAAATAAGTTTAATTTGTGGTTTGCCTTATGAAACAAGAGAAACCTGGGAAGCGGGTGTTCAATGGTTACATAAAAATTGGGCAGGACAACATATGAATTTTAATGTTTTAGAAATTCCAACAGACCCAAAAGATTCTAAACTATCATTTTTTTCAACAAATTATAAAAAATACGGATATAGGCCTGCACACAGAGATTTGAAGGGAAAGATTTCTGATTATTATTTTAAGAATGTCTTTAGCCAATCTATATTAGATTGGGAAACAGACCATTGGTCTATGGAAGAAGTATATCATATATGTCAAGAAAATTATGCAAGAACAAAGTCAGTAAACATGTTAGGGCCGTGGCATTGGGGGCCGTTTAGTCTTAAAGCTAAGGGAGATTTAAAATTAATAGGTACCTATCACAAAAATGATGATGTGTCAGATAATAATGAAATTGAAGATTTTTTGTCTAGATATATTACTAAAAAAATAGACTGGAAGAAAAAATGAATCACGCTGTAATATTTGGATTACATTCTATGATGCCGCATCGATTTGTAGGCCCACACAGAATAGCCAGTTATTTAAGAGAGCAAGGTTGGGACGTTGAAGTTGTCGACTTTGCTAGTTTTTGGACTTTAGATCAACTTAAAGAACTAGCTAAATCGCGTATAACAAGCCATACAAAATTCTTTGGGTTTGGTGCTTTTTTTGGTGTATGGAATGATCATATAGATGAATTTTGTGTATGGGTTAAACAGAATTATCCTGCTGTTAACATAATTTATGGTAGTCATACATTTCCTAGATTTGATTCTAAAGGTGTCGATTATTACGTTGTAGGTTATGGCGAAAAGGCTATGTTAGAACTAGCCAGATCCTTCACTGGTAATGGAAATAAAATTGCTTTCGATGTAAGATGGTTTGGTAACAAAAAACTAGTTGTAGCCAACGAAACATATCCTAGTTTTCCAATGAACAGTCTTAGAGTAATATATGAAGACAGAGATTACATAGAATCTTGGGAGTGGTTAACTTTTGAATTTTCTAGAGGATGTAAATTTAGTTGTAAATTTTGTAACTACCCTATACTAGGAGTAAAAGAAGATCACAGTAGAACCGCCGAAGATTGGGACTATCAAATTAGAGATGCCTACGAAAGGTTTGGTATTAAACATTATTATGTTGCAGATGAAACCCCTAACCAAGATAAAGAATTACTGGAAAAGTATGCTAAGATTGCCGACAGGTTTCCTTTTGAATTAAGAACACATGGCTTTATTAGGGCAGATCTATTAGTCACACATAGAGATACGTGGGATCCGTTAATTAGATTAGGTTTCTTTGGTCATATGTATGGAGTTGAAACTCTTTATAAAAAAGCAGGTTCTGCAATTGGCAAGGGCATGGATCCTGAAAAAATAAAGGAAGGGTTACTAGCAGTCAAAAAACATTTTAATGCTATCCGTCCTTACCGTGCTGTAATGAATTTAATATGTGGATTGCCTAACGAAACTAAAGAAACATGGGAAGCTGGGGTAAAGTGGTCTGAGGATGAATGGTTACAAACGAACGAAGGTGTTGGATATTATGCACTAGAAATTCCTATAGATCCTATGGATGCTAAACCTTCATTTATTTCATCGAACTGGAAAGAATTAGGCTATCGAGAAGTTGAATCTGATCAACCAAAAAATTCTCGAGCATCGAAAAAATATGCAGAAGAGTTATTAAGCTGGGAAAATGATCATATGACATTAAAATGGGCCGTGGAGGCTTGTAATAAAGCATACGAAAAAAACAAAGCAAGAATGGGTGTAAGTATTTGGCACTGGGGAGATTTTGGCCTAATCACAGACAATGATTTAAACAAGATCCAAACATTTTCTAAACACCAAGACCTATCTCCTAATGGCGAGATGGAGTTATTTTTACAGAGATATATAAACAAAAAATTATCATCATGAAATTAATATTAAACCAAATACGCCATAACTTAGAAAAAGTTAAATTAGAGATTCCTTATAGTTATCAACAGATATCACAAGAACTTGAAAACGAACAGTGGAATAGCCATGCTAACTATACAGAGAAAGCTGGCAATCCTCATTTATGTAGATCAACACTTGGATCTCCAACAAGTATAATTTTAAAAGAAATATTGCATTTCCTTTCGTCGGACGAAATTAAAAAACAAATAATTACTCAGTTATATCAAAATAACAAAGATATGCAAAGTAATTGGGACGGCTGGTCTCCTGAAAAAATGTTTGATAAAACATTATGGGGCGGACAATATTTGCGTGACGAACCAGGATTTCAAATAGACAAACATATAGATTCTAGAATACAAATAATTACTTTGATAATATATTTTATAGAACAAGACGATCCAAGTCAATCAACATTTTTTTATACTGATAAAAACGGATCAGATTTATATCGTATAGAAACAAACTTCTGTGAAGGAGTTTGTTTTGTAAATGATTTTGATGTTTGGCATGAAGGCTACAATAAATCTAATAAAAACAGATTTCTAATTAACCTTGGACTTATTGTTAACGTATGATTTACACCAACTGGGATCCTTTAGAAAAAATTATAGTAGGCAATTGCTACACACAAGTACCCGAGTCTTGGCAAATAACAGGCGATGCAAGAGAACTTTTAAATCAAATTTTACGAGAAACTAAAGAAGATTTAGATAATCTTGCAAATACCCTAACAAAGTTAGGTGTAACAGTATACCGTCCTGTTGTTTATAATTTACCTGCATTAGTCGAATTTCCAACATTTAAAGTTTTAATGGCAACTAACCCTGTTGTTCCTCGAGATCAATATTTTGCCTATGGGAATACTTTATATCAAACTTACACAAGTATGCCAGACAGATATATAGATAGTTTACATTATTATGAAATATTTGCTGATCTATTTAAACAAGGATATAATTGGCTCAGTCAACCTCCGCCGGTATTGACTAACTTTACAGACAAATATAAATGGTATGTGGAAGGCCCTACGATTTATAGTAATTTGTACAAAGATAAAATTCTGTGGCATACCGCAACTATGTTTAAATGTGGAGATGCATTGATTACTAATAATGCTGGACCTGGTACGCAACTAGGTTTAGAATGGATGAAAAGAAACTGTGATGCAACTATAATTAACAACGATAATACTAAAGTAGATAACTGGGGTCATATTGACCATGGGTTTTATATGATAGATGATAATACTGTTATTTGCATGAATGAAACTTGGGTCCCTGAGGTATTGCGTAACAAAAATATTATAGAGCTTGACGGTATGTTTGAACCATTTAATTATCAAAACTTCATTCAAAAAACTCATAGCATAAAGGATCAAAGTTCACTTGAGTGGTTAGAACAGTGGTTTCTCGAATGGAAGGGTTATGCACAAGATGTAGCTTTTGAAACAAATGTTCTTGTGGTAGATTCTAATAATATAATTTTTTCAACAGAACAACCTAAAGTTTTTGAACTACTAGCAAGACATAATGTTAATTGCCATGTTGTCAAGCAACGACACGGAATGTTTTGGGAAGCTGGGATACATTGCCTTACGCTAGATGTTTCTAGGAAAGGGAACAGGCGTTCTGTAATCTAGTTTGCAATTTATTAAAATATTCAGAGGATGCATTTAACGGAACAATCAGTAATATTGATGTATCACTTTTACTATTCCATACTCCAACATTAATACCATTATTATAAAAAACTTCTTCTGCCGTAGGTTTAATTGTTAATTTAAAAACTAAACCATAATTTTTATAACTTAACACAGATCCATTACTAACTAAATTATCCATTACAAATTTTGCTCTAGCAAGAGTGCTTTCAAAATTTTCATAATGGTTTTCTTTTTCTAAAATTTCTAAGTATTTTAAGGTACAATATACACCGCTTAGAGAAAAAGAATATGTAAATCCGTGAGCTAAAAATTTATCCTTAACAGACTGATAAATTTTATCATTTACAAGGCAGGCACTTAAAGGAAAATATCCTCCTGAAAACGATTTACCTAAACAAAAAATATCTGGATTAGCATATGGATTAAACCCAAAGAATTTTCCTGTCTTGCCGCCGCACATGGCAATATCATCTATAATTAAAACTACATTATTTTCTGTACATAAAGCTCTAAGTTCTTTCCAAAATTCATCAGACAACGTATCTAAACCGTTATTCCAAGAGCATGATTCTATAACTATACAATTTGCATCACTTATTTCTTTTCTTATAAGTTCTATATCAAAAGAAGGAAGTACACAACAATTTATGTGTTTACCCCAATGCTGAGTCATCTCAGGAATAGAGCCTATACTTGAAACTAAAAAAGTACTTCCATGATAAGAACTTTGGAAGCCTATGATTTTTTGCCTGTCTGGGTTGTACATTGTTGCTAATTTAATAGCACTTTCAACAGCATCACTTCCAGATAAGGTAAACAACGATTTGTAGCCATTGCTCAGATCAAATAGCTTTTCAGATAAATTTAAGACAGCTTCATTGGTAGTCATATACTCCCCGCTTACAAACGGGTTTTTAAGCATCTGTTCACTGACGTAATCTATTATGTCTTTTCTATTAAATCCTAGCATAAAACAGCCAGCATTTCCAAGACTTAGATCTAAAATATCTTTTCCGCTATCTGTGTAACTAAACTGACTGTAAGATTCAATCACACGGGTTTTTGACCAATTTGAATTTACAACGAATGGATATAATAATTTAGGATGTTTCATATTTTCTTTGCGATTATTTAACCCGATAAATATCAAGTCTTAAAAGAACTGAAATTATATATGAAATCTGTCTACTTGATTCAGCCCGAAATTACCTCAGGTGTTCTCAACGAACACTATTTGCCTTTTAGTGTGGGCTGTATATGGGCATACGCAAATCAATTTGAATATGTAAAAAACAATTTTACTTTAAAAGATGTTGTTTGGAAACGAGAGCGTCAGGTAGATGTACTAAACAGAATAGATAACCCTGATATTGTTGGATTTAGCACTTATGTTTGGAACCATAATTGGAATATATCTCTTGCAAAAAAAATTAAAAAAAGATGGCCTAATTGTTTAATTGTTTTTGGTGGGCCTAGCATTAATGAAACATGGTTAAAACATGATTTTATTGATGTTGCTATGTTTGGTGAAGGCGAAGAAGCATGGGCTAAATTGTTAAAGATGGTTGTAGATAATGAGCCTATACATCGTTATTGGAACAACCCGCGTCAAACAAATATTTCCGATTATCCTAGTCCGTACACAACTGGATTCTTTGATAAAATTATTGCTGACAACCCAGATGTAATGTGGTTCATGATGTTAGAGACAAATAGAGGTTGTCCTTATCATTGTACTTTTTGTGGTTGGGGCGCAGATTATCTAAACAAATTAAAAGTTTTTAATTTAGATAGAGTAGCACATGAAATTGAATGGGCTATAACACACAACATTCATTGGATTTTTGTTATTGATGCTAATAGCGGAATTTTAAAAGAACGAGACGTAGAAATAGCGTGGATGATTAGACATGCAGTTGAAACACCAGGAAGCAAAATACGTCGTGTTACATTTAATCATGCAAAAAATTTAAATGAACATTGCTTTGAAATGGAAAAAATTATTCAAGAGTGGACTTACGGACTTGAAATAGCTATTCAAAGTCTACACGAGCCTACGCTGGAAGCCAGCAAAAGAATTAACATGGGCTTAAACAATCTTGAAAGAGTTTATGAACTAAGCAGAAAATACGGCATTCGATACTACACTGAATTAGTCCTTGGCTTACCTTTAGAAACAAAAGAAACTTATATAAACGGTCTAATGAAACTTACTGAATTAGGTCAACACGATTCAATAAAAACATATCTATGTACAGTTATTCCCAATAGCGAAATGGACAGTGAAGAATATCGAAGCAAATACGGTATTAAACTAATTTATCCTAGAGATATGTACAGAAGTTTAGAAGAAAGAAAATGGGACGATGAAGATAACAGTCATGAAGATATAGCCATGGTATGTGAAACTGATTCTGCTTCAAGACAAGATTTAGCTGACTGTTTAAGTTATGCGTGGATGATGAGTCAATTTCATTACAGCGGTTATACTCAATTAATATCTAGATATCTATATCATATGAAGGGTGTGTCTTACAGAACATTCTATGATAAATTGTATCATGCATTAAAAACAGATCCTGTAGGAAGACACTTGTTAGAAAATGTTGAAGAAATTCTAATAAATTATCTAACACACGGTGAGATACCTAGTAATGAAAAATGGGGGAACGTAATTGCATTGACTTTATCAGAAAGTTATGGTGGCAATGAAATTTACGACAACGCAGATTATTTTATATCTTTAGGTATCAATATAGGAAGAGAAATATCTGCCTTAGATCCTAGCATTGAAGAGCTGCAAAAAGCATTTATTAAAAACAACAAAAACAAATACCCGTACAGCATAGTATCTAGTGTTGACATTGATAGATGGGAAAACGCCCACGTTGTTTACGAAATCAAAGATAGAATTTCCGTTAGTCATCAACAGGATCAGATGTATGAAAAATGGTTAAGAAAAACTGATATTATTAACATTACTAATCCCTATGTTGAAAAGTTTATTAAAGGAACTTACAAACGAACTGTAATTCCTATCATTTCAACTCCAACTACAGTGATGGATGGAAGACCTTTATGATTATAGGATTTAATCAATCTAACATTGAAAGGTTACAAGAATCCATCAAAGGAACTTTGTTAGATCAAACAGTAAGTCTTTGTCATCAGTGCCATAGGCACATTCCTGCGTGGCGATATCATAAAGACAATCAAGTGTTTATTGCTAAAGCGTGTCCTATACACGGTGTTAGTCATCACATGATTGAAGCTGATTATGAGTTTTACGCTAACCTGTATTATACTCAGGATAATCCTCAGTTTAATTTTAATGGCGGAGTACTTATTGAAGGCAGTGATCGTTGTAATTTAGAATGCCCACATTGTTATCATTTACCAGAAAACGATACCCGCGATCCTTCTATAGAAGAATTGCTTGATCAAATACGAGCCATGCCGGTGGGTGAGGATGGAGTACATAGAATTATCCTCGCTGGTGCTGAAAGTACCTTACGCAAAGACTTTCCAGAATTGGTAACAGCAATACGTGGGCTACACCCTGCAATAGATGTTAGTGTAATGACTAACGGAATACGTTTTAATGATATTGAATTCTCTCACAAGTGTGTTGAAGCGGGACTTGCAGGTGTTAATATTGGTCTTAATCATCCAAGTTACATTGATCACGAAACAGTAAGACGTAAGCAAGTTAGTGCTATTGAGAACATGCACAGAGAAGATGTTAAGATAGGTTACATTAGTTATACTATGGTGGACTTTAGTGAACTTGATTACATCTTAACCGAGATTACTAGTAACCCATGGACTCCTAAAAACTTCCGCATCCGTAATGGTGCAGAGATAGGTCGTAATGCTAGTACTGAACAACCATTTGTTAGTAACTTATACAAACGTGCAGAGCAATGGTGTAAGGACAACGGCAAACATTTTGAACGCATCATCGAAGCAGACAATAACATTTATCATGTAATGGTTAAGATTGAAGATAAGATTGTACGTTTGATTAGTTGGTGTGACGAAACTAACATTGATATGGAAGAGTTACGTAGTGGACCTTGGTGTAACTTTGTGCCTGACGGTATTACAAACTTTCTACATCAAATTATTAGAAGAGATATTTGGAAAAATCAGAAACTTGTATTGCCAGACAGTCCACCTAATAGATATTTGTTTAATAGAAACCCTGTTAAAACAAAACTAGATTTACTTAATATAGACCTATAATGGGAATAGCTTTTTTACCTATAGATATAGAAACAGCATTGCCTGATGAACAAAAGATTATTGACTACTGTAATCGCCAGAGTTTTTTAGACAAAAGCATTTCTAATTGCTGGGATACTGTTCCAGTTTATGCGCGACTTAATGAAGATCAATTACACGATATTCCTACACTGCTAGAATTAATACGGACAAAAACTGTTTATACTGGCATAAAAGGCAAATATTTAAATAATTTTGATAAAGAATTTCCAGAAATCGCAGCAATTATAGATCAATTGCCTTTTAAAGAACTAGCATACGCAGTACTTTTTAGGCAAACCTCTGAAGTTAATCCGCATATGGACCGAGGAAAAGAAGAACTTTACGATTCTACTTTAGTAGAAAATGACGATACAAAAGCATTGTATCTAGAGCCAAAACGTTATAATATTTTACTTACCAAGCACGACTATAAAAGTTTTTATGTTTGCAATACTCAAGATAGTAATCCAATATATCCTGAAATTCCAAAACATAGAGCCTGTTTTGCTTTTTCAAATGACGAACATTATCACGGTGCAAATTTTGTTGGTCAGGATAAAATCATGTTATTCATGTCTGGATCTTTAGATAAATTAAAACATCAAGAATTAATTAAAAAAAGTATGCAGAAATACTCTAAAGAAGTTATAGCGTTTTACCAATAACCATAAATCTTTTATACAACGGAAGCTCTAACTCTCCAGCCCATAGCACTTTAATGTGACACTGCTGTTTAAATTCTTCCAAGTCTTTGGCAATCCGAACATGTTCTGGGATATTGTAATTATTACTTTGTAAAACTAGTAAACTATTATGAGGATGCCCGCTTAACCACAAGTCATATTGATCCTGTGTAATATGTTCGCAACTAGTATTGATGATAACATCTGCATCGCTACGAACTGTACACATGTCTGCTGTTACAGCTCGAAACTTTCCAACCATCTCTTCTATTTTGTTCATGTTAGTGGCAATTGGTTCACAAGTAGGATCAATATCAATACTTCGGATATTAGATACAGGAACATCGCTTTGGAATAACATACTGGCCAATACTCCAACCCAACCTCCGTGTATGTCTATTGACACAAATTTTTTTACATGTGGTCGTAAATTTTTAATTAACCACTCTTTGCTTTTAAGTTGACCTGACCAAAATGCATCCATAGTCCGTATAGGGTCTGAACTTTGTCGGATAGCCTGCATCCAATGATGTAGATGTTCTGTATCTATTTGCATTTTGGTATCTTACTATCTGCTGAACTTACACATGTGGGAGTAATACAGCGTTTAGGTTCCTTAAATAATTCAAAGTGTTCAAGAGTTCCTAGAGGTTCATCATGACAACTATAACTTCTTTTAACTTCGTTGCTTCTTATTATAACACTTTGATAACCGCTATTGCAAGTCCAATCTTTAAATTTATTAAATCCAAAAGCATTAAATCTTTCAGCCTGATCAAAGTAATAATCTTTAACCCCATCGTTGAGACGAATCTGATAAACGTCTTCTCCTTGTGATTTTTGTGGAAACCCTTCTTGCATTAGTTTAATCATATCATCAGTGTAGCCATCAACTACACGACTAGCAGTAAGATCACTTTGTGGTTTAAGAGTTACATTGATTCCACGTTTATGAAATCTTGCCATACGCTCATATAATTCATAAAACTTTTCAGGAACCATAACTTGATTAACAGTAACATGTACTAGTTCATATTGTAATTGTAAACACTTGTCACCGAACTCTTGTTCTCCTGCAAATTCATCATGGAAGCTGGCTGTAATACTTCTTCGTTGTAACAAAGCAGTTGCATCACACCAACTTTTCCACCATTTACTTCCTGGCGACAAATTAGTAGTCATATGCACACTTTGGTAACTGCTTTCTTTTTCGTCTAGGTGTTTGATTAAATCCAAAAGATGTTTATAGGCAGTTGGTTCGCCACCACTAAAACTCCAATGGAATTGGTTAAACCCATTGGCCCGTGCTTGTCTTTTAATCTCGTCTACTGTGGATTTGTAAACTTCAAGTGGTTGGTGATCCAATTTGTCGCTACGGGCATATGGCCAACAGTAGCTACAATTATAATTACAAAATCGTCCAAGAATCCAACTTACAGAAAACAACGGACGATCTAACATGGTACGTTGTCCAAAACTTACAATTTGTTCGAATGGTATTTGGTTAAAGTTCATTAGATGTATTTAACGTATAGCAACTAGGGTACCAAAATAACTTGACTTTATCCAATATCGAATATATACTATGCATGTAGACGTGAGTGGAACTGGTAGACCTCTCCCGGTGGTATGTAACAAACTGCCATTGGGAGGAACAGGCCAAGCCAATATGGCGGCTTTGTAGGTTCGAATCCTACCGTCTACACCATTATTAACTACACACAGAGGCTGGAATGAAAAAGGCATTTTTGATTGGTTGCTTACTACTTGTAACAGTAATTGTAACTATGAGTTTTAATACTAAACCTCCCGTATCTACTGGAGTTATGACGTTTAAGGGTTGGGAAAATCCTGAGACAAAATTTGACGCTAGTAAAAACGAAGTAATGGATGTAAAATTGCGTTGGGTCGTTGTTAAAGATATCGATGCCGCTTGTAACGCAGAACAAAAAAAGCGTGGAGGCAAAGTGTTTAACTTTGCAGTTCAGGCTTGTTCGTTTTGGCAAGGCAAAGAATGTATTATTATGACTCCAAAAATGGCTAGTATTCATAACCTAGGACATGAGACTTTGCATTGTTTTAGAGGTGATTTCCATTGAGGGACTTAGTTGAGGACATTTACAAAGATGCGGAGATTCTAAACAAAATCCGCACACGTGATGACTATGCTCAAAACCTATATGCGGCATGGTGTAATATGCGCTGGTGCCCAAAAGATCTTTGGCCTGCTATTAGACAAGATCCAAGCAAGGATTTATGGTCAGCTAGTTGGCGTGGCGCAGGCGGAATTGTAGCACGGTTTCGTAATAACGGTGAAGACTATATGGACTATTACTGTAGTGGTATGGGCGGTCTTGCAAGTTACGATTTGAAAGAAGGTGATGAGTACATGGCCCAAATGAAGTTTGTTCCAGAAGGAACTATTACAGACGAGATTGCCACAGATCTTGACAGGCTAGGTTGGTTTCCTGTACCATGGGAAGATGATTAAGTTTTAAAGTAAATATATGATGGAAGACAAAGAAAAATTTATTTTTACAGCTGAAGAGATTTTTCAGGATATCCCTGGAGATTCTGAAAATGTTATGATGAAGTTTCCAGATGAAGTGTTAGCACTTACTGGCTGGAAAGAAGGAGACATATTGGATATTAAAGTAGAAGACGGTAAAATTATCGTCACAAAATCATAATGGCAAAAGACGACATTATTGAGTTAGTTGGGTCTGTTGAAGAAGTGCTACCAGGAAACATGTTTAGAGTTAAGGTGGAAAATATGCCTAATACTTTACTTTGTTACATGGGTGGAAAATTAAAGCAACACAAGATTAGAATCATTTTGGGTGACTCTGTCAAAATAGAAGTTAGTCCATATGATTTATCAAAAGGTAGGGTAACTTATAGGTTGTAACTATGAACAGCGTGATGGAAACTATTTGTGCTATATGCAACACAATCAGATCTAGCACAAAATCGGGTTTAAGTTTTCAAAAGCTGCTCAGTCAAGTTCGTAGGGAGTTTCGTCTTAACGGGATGGAACTTAAAATAAAAACCCATAGAGATAAAACACTAGCATCGGAAGTTTTTTATGCTAATGGATACTACGACCCAATGGACGATGAAGAGGGTGATAAGTGTATCGAACTAGTTATTACTCATAACTTTCCTAAAGATCACATTTGGTTTCCAAAACATTCAACCGAACTACTTATTCAGGTGTTTGATACAGTAGTACATGAGTTACGACATCAGCGCCAATACCGAAAACGTAAATTCAAAATGGGTGCTGACCGAGGACCTGAGCATAAAGAATATCTAGCCGACCCAGACGAAATAGATGCATACTCGATTTCAATTGCTACTGAACTTTGTAGAAGTTTAGGCAAAACTAGAGCACTAAGATATCTTCATAATGTTGAAACTTTGAGCAGATTCAAAGTAAACAACCATTTTGTAAGCCCATGTTTGAGCATGTATAAAGGCGAATTTCCAAACCAAAACGATCCAATTATGCAACAACTAACCAAAAAAGTCTATGTCCGTTTGAAAAAGATTGACACAGACTTCATTTTCATGTAAAATACACAGTATATTAACTCACACAGAGAGCGACATGAAAGAGTTTCCAACCCAACAAGTGCTAGAGCTGGCTTGTGCGGCTCAGCGTATCAATGGAACCTATCTCAAAGAAAGCGAAAACATCTATGCAGACGATGGTGTATTCTTGTTTACCAAAAAAACCAACAAGATGTTGATGCTTTGCACACTGGACCCTGCTATTTGGACAGCCGATCCAAAAGATGCACCAATGCCTCTTAAGATATTACCTGAAGATACTGTACTGGCCGAAGAAATTAAAAAGCATTTTCGTAAATTTATGTTTAGCGCCATTGAAGGCGAAAACGATTTTCAAACTAGTATTAACACAATCCTGACAGGAGATACTGTTAAACAAAATCAATTTGGTTATGTGGCATGTTTGCCCAGTGTATATGTTCGTGATATTGCACAATCCAAAGTTAAAAAAGCCTCACGGGCTGTTGAAGAAGGATCGTTAGCAGAAATTGGAACCCAACTTAGAGATTTGGACGCAGAAATAATTTCATCAATTAAGTCAAAAAACTTTGAAGGTTTCAATATTGATGCTATAATAAACAACAAGATGGTGTCTTGGATGAACAAAACAAATCTTGAACTTGGGCCTGCTGTCATAGTTAAAGCCAAAGTTAAAGATTGTAACAAACATTGGAAACATGGCAATGATGTTACCAGACTGCATTATGTAAAGGCGGCACAATGAAACGTTTTTTAGACCCAAAATTTGTTGAAGGATTTTTAATATTCTTCGTTATTCAACCACTGATTTTTTGTACGGCAGTTGGTGTTTTTATCTACGGTGTTATTCAAAGTATTTGGGGTTAACTATGAGCAAGTCAAAACATAAACCTTATCAGTGGATTGATGGTGAAACAGCGGATCGTATCACTAGTCTTAACTTAAAGGACTATCGTTCCTATTTGAAAAAAGAGTTGGCGGAATGGAAGAAGAATCCTAAGACAGATGATAACCCTGATGGTTATTGGTTGCATCCAGAAGATGTCACAGGAAATATTCGTAGAATAGAAGCATTAAATTTAATTATTAACGACTTTGTCGAAACATCGGATGAGATAAAATGAGAGAAGAACTAGATAAGTTGTTGTGTGAAAAGTATCCAAAGATGATGGTCAATCGCAACAGGCCCATGACAGAAACTTGTATGTGTTGGGGCTTTGAGTGTGGCGATGGCTGGTTCAATATCCTTGACAGACTTATGGGTAATATCCAACATCATATTGATTGGAAGAATCAACAAAAAGAAAAGTTTGATCGCGGTGACGGATGCCCGCAAGTAACGCTGGATCAAGTTAAAGAAAAATTTGGTACACTACGTTTTTATTATAGTGGCGGTGACGAATACATCCGTGGCATGGTCACAATGGCTGAATCAATGTCAGGCGTTACCTGTGAAGGCTGTGGTGCCCAAGCTGAAACATATTGGCCAAAGGCCGAAAATGGCGGTATCGGTGGATGGGTTCGTACAGAATGCAAGCCATGTGAACAAAAGCGTGAAGAAGAACATGCCAGGCGTTTGGCAGA